TACAATAACTGTAACTAATATTATAAGTAATGATATTGACTTTCCTACTATAGCTGCATTTAGATTCTTAACAGGTAACTAACAAATAAAAATAAAAAAATTAAATTATGTCATTCAACACAAATCAAATTCCAGTATACGCAGTAACTCCTAAAACAGACTATGGTATATTAAATGCAGCAAGTGCTGGTGTATTAACAGGTGGAACTAATACAGTAATATGTTTTACAGCTTCAACTGCTGGATCACGTGTATATTCCATGATTGCATCAACTAACGATACAGCTGCTGTAAATCTATTTTGTTTTATAGATAAAGGTGGCTTAGGTACAACCTATATGCCATTTGCTCAAGTTAATGTACCATTATCATCAGGTAACTTAGCTAGTACATTAATGGTAGATTGTTTAAATGCATCAGTATCAGTTGGTTTACCAATTGATAATGTAGGTAAACGTTATGTAGAGCTTGCTCCTAATGATAGAATAGCTGTCTCAACAGTAGCCAATATGACAGCAGCTAAAGCTTGTATGGTTGTATGTATGGGTGCTCACTATCAATAATCAATAAATTAACTAATAATTATGTTACAAGGATTAGGACACGGATTAAATGGGATAAATTTAATGAATCCCAACATGGAACTTTTCACAGAGTGGGAAGATTTTCCAGCATCTATTTGGCAAGCTAGTCAAATTGGATGGTCTGCTGGTACATTTACACGAAGTGTGTATAAGTATAAAAAGATTGGTTCTTTAGTTTTATTGAATATTAAAGTTCAAGGAACAAGTAATTTAGCTACGACACAAACTACATTACCATTACCATTTAGTGTGGTAAAAAATAATGCAGCAAATATTAGATATCAAGGTGGATCACTAATAACAAATAGTGGAGTTGCTGCACTTGGATTATATGATGTTTTTAATAAAACAATAAGATTCTTTACCAGTTATGCTGCTACAGGAAATTGGACAGCAACTGGTATAAAACAAGTGACGACACCAACCTATTGTTTTTATTTTACAAACGAATAATATATGTATAAAGGATTAACAAAAGGAACTGATGATGGTGGTCTCAATATAATGGTTGGAGACTGGATTACTTATGTTCCAACACTTACAGGATTCAATACAGCATCTGCAATAACTAATGTATTTTTATATAAAGTTATTGGTAAGACACTTATGTTTCAATCTATAATAGCTGGTACATCAAATTCAGCTGCATTTACTTTTAGTTTACCTATTCCAATAAAACTCCCTCTTGATACTTCAGGTAATGGATTAGCAATAAATGTACCTTGTTCAGCAGCAAATGGTGGTGTACAAATATTAACTGCTATTGCATTTTTCGGCACACCAGATTCATCAACTGTAACTATGAATGTAACAGCTACATCAGCAGTATGGACAACATCATCAACTAAACAAGCCTATTTAAATGGGTTTTATGAGATTTATTAAATTATGAAAAGAGGACTTAATTCATTTGGAGACTTGAATACACAGGATTATGTGGTTCTATTTGATAGCACTAGATTTGCTGATGGACTTAAATATTGTACTGGATTCTCATCATTATCAACTGATGGAGCTTTAGCTTATAAAATAGTTGGTAATATGTTATTCTGTTCTTTCTTTTTTGAGGGAACTTCAAATGCAACAACAAAGACATTTACAATTCCACTTGGACAGAGTATTCAAATACCAACAAATACAAATAACCAATTTATGGTTAGAGTTATGAATAATGGTGGTGCTGCAACTACTGGATTAGCTAGAATTAATGCTGGTAATGGTACTATAACAGTAACTGTATTTAATGGAATAACTACATGGACAGCATCTGGTAATGCCTTTTTTATAGGTCAATTTATGGTTCCAATCAATTTATAATAACAGGTATACATAAACTAAAAAGATATATTTATCTAATATATGGCTGGATTTAAACATATGGAGGAAGATTTAAAGAAATACTCAGAAGTATTAACTATAAAGCTTCGTGATGATCTTAAAAATAATGGTCATTATTCAAGTGGTAAATTGGATCAGAGTATTAATGTAACATTAAAAGTTGAAGGAAATGGTGTAGCTTTGGATTTCAAAGCTTTAGACTATATAAAAAAACTTGAAAATGGTAAGTTTTGGACTGAATGGATTAAAAAACAAATTCCAGATATAAATAATATTGTAGCAAAAGCTATGCAAAAAGATATAATAGAAGATTTAAAACAACAATAATAATGTCAATAAGCTTTATAAGTACACCAGCTCTAATATCACCTGTATTTTATATATATTTACATATAAGATTAACAGATGGTTCTCCATTTTATGTTGGTAAAGGTAATGGTAGAAGAGCTACTAGAACACAACATAGAAATAATTGGTGGCATAATATTGTTAATAAACATGGATTTGATATCATTATGCTTGAAGAAGGATTAACAGAAGAACAAGCATTAGAAAAAGAGATTTATTGGATTAATAGAATAGGTCGAAAAGATCAAGGTAAAGGACCACTTGTTAATATGACAGATGGAGGTGAAGGAAAAAGTGGTAATGTAACAAGTGATGAAACTAAAAAGAAATTAAGTAAATTAAACAAAGGTGCTAATAATGCTTTTTATGGTAAAAAACATTCAGAAGAAACAATAAATAAAATGAAAACTCTTTTAGCTAAAAGAGTCGTTTCAGATGAAACAAAATTAAAAATGTCTTTATCACATACAGGTCAAAAAAGAACTGAAGAACAAAAGCTAAGAATGAAAATTGCACAAATTAAAATAGCAAATTTAAAAAGATATAATAATGATAACATTTAATTCTCTTCCTTCGATTATATCTCCAGTTTATAATCCTATATACTTTGATGTACAATCTACAAATACATCTCAAGGTCTATTTAAGTATGTATTTCAACTCTATTCACCTTTTAATGCTTCAACGATCTTAAGCACAGTAAAAATGCTTCCAAGACCTGATACTACTTGTATTTATAATCCAGCCAGAATTCTTGAATCTAAATTATCATTTGATTCTAATATTCAAAATATAGTTACAATTACAGCTTCAACTAATCATTATACTTCATATAAGGTTAATTTTGGAGAGGAATATCAATACAATTGGAATTATTCTGATTATTTTTATTGTAATGCATTCTCAACCTTCCCATATACAGCCTTTACAGCTAATATTGGTTTTACTGGTTCTACACCACACTATTATTCAAGTGGTGATGTTATCACAATTACACATCAAAGTCCAGCTCAAAATCCTCAATTTACAGGAACTTGGACAGTATTGGCTGTTCCTAATCCATATCAAATAATTACAAGTATTACATCTGCTACTGGTTCATCAGCTGAAACTGGAACAACTATTTATTCTGATAGACGAGTTACAACCATTTCTGGATTGACTGGTTATACTGGTTATACATTTAATGGTGTTAATCAATATGATGAAATTCCATCTTGGAATTATCTTAGCTATATCATGACAGGTACTACTGGAAGTAAGAAATTCTTAACCAATATGCCAAGAAACGGTGTATATTTAAAAAATACTAATCGAGGAACACTTTCATTCTTTAACTATTTAACAACAGCAAATATTATAAGAGTTATTACTTATCAAAATTCTGGTGGTACACTTACTACAAATATTCCTATAACAATTCCTAATACTAATGATATTGTTCATATTCCATCTGGAATTTATAATATTAATGGTATGTCAGCTAATACAATAAATATAACAAGAGACTATCAATATACTGTTGCTTTAGTTGGTGGTGGTGGATTTATATCTGAATCAATACTATATTTAATTGATGGTAGATGTTCAAAATATGATGGAGTAAGACTTCAATTCTTAAATAGACTTGGAGGTTATGATTATGTCAATTTTGATATGGTTTCAAGACAAACAGTTAATACAACTAAATCTTATTTCAAGAAGAGACTTGATTATAATTATTCAGTTGGTGCAAGAGAAAAGACAGTATTGGATGTAAATGGCAATTATGTATTTACAGTTAATTCAAATTGGATGGATGATGCAGAATCAGCTTGGATGGAGGAATTACTTACCAGTTCAGTTGTGAATATTATTCAACCAGATGGAACTTGTCTTCCAGTTAATGTACTTGAACAAAGTGTTGAAATACAAAAAACCATCAATAATAAGATGATCATGTATTCATTTAATCTTGAATCAGCCTTTACAATCAACGGACAAAGAAGTTAATATTGGGTAAATAGATTTCTTAAAGATATATTTATTAATAAATTAGCTTATGAATTCAAACGTTGAAATTCTTGTTTATGGCACTAGTGGTAGTACAGCAGTAGGTATTCTGGATTTATTTGATTCAGAACCAATTACTCTTAGTATTGCTGTATCTGACATTAAGGACATAAAGACACGTAAATCAACCTTTTCTCAATCATTCACCGTTCCTGGTACAAGAAACAACAATACCCTTTTCAATTTCTTATTTGAAATAGGATCAGATTCTCAATTTGATCCAAGAAAGAAAACACCTTGTCAATTACTTGTGGATACAATTCCAGTAATGACAAATGGTAATCTTCAATTAACAGCTATCAACGTTGATGATCAAAAGAGCATTACTTATGAAGTAAGTGTATTTGATGAAGTTGAGGACCTTATTGATGCTATTGGTGATAGAGAATTAACTGATCTTAGCTTCTCTGGATTGAATCATACTTGGAGTTATTCAAGTATTACAGCTTCATGGACTGGTTCAAGTCAACCTTATTTCTATCCTATGATGGATTATGGATATGATTTGAATATCACTCAATTGAATAATGGAACTGGTATGACAGTTAATCAATTCTATCCAGCTACTCAAGTTAAAACAATAGTTGATAAGATTTTTAGTGGTGCTGGATTTACATATTCAAGTACTCTATTTGATTCAACATATTTTAAGAATTTATATATTCCATTTAATGGAACAACCAATTTCAATAATACACAAGCTTGGGCAAAGAGACAACAATTTAATGTTCAACCTAAATTGAATGTTAGTTTTTCTGGTACAGTTAATCCTCAATCAAATGCCAATTTAAGTATTACTTATGATTCAATAGGTCAATTTAATAATACAACTGTATTCCCTGCATTTGATAATGGTAGCTTATTCAATCCAAGTACATTTAAATATACAGCTGATACTCTTTCTATTCAATCATTTAAGGTTCAATTAGATTGGATGTTATCAGCATCAACAGGAAATCTTGGTTCTACTTATGGTATTATAAGAGGTGCTAGATTCTTCAGATCAGGTTATATGAATGGTACACAACCATTCCAAAGTGTTTTAAATACAACTGTACCTCATGTTTCAAGAAATGTACAGTATATTGAAGCATATGAATCAGCTCCTTGTGATAATCCAAATTCAGGAAATCCTTTCTATTATATTCAACCAGGAGAGGCTGTATGGGCAAATCTTGTTGTTGAAGCTGCTGACTTAACTGGTATTGGAACTGCTTATACAGCAACCATCAATATTTATTTATCTGGTACATTCTTTAGTAATTCAGTTAGTACTCAAGCAATTCCAAATCAAGTTCTTAATTATGATCTTCTTATTCCATCTAAGATCAAGCAAATTGAATTTTTAAATAGCATCATAAATATGCATAATTTATATGTAGTTTCTGATGTTAATAATTCAAAACATTTAACCATATTACCAAGAGATCAATATTATTCTGGTGGTACAACAAAAGATTGGTCAAAATTATTAGATGAATCACAAAAGGTTAATGAAGTTGTTTTATCAGAACAAACTAATAAGAGATTTATTTTCTCTTATAAAAATGATAGTGATTATTATAATAACGATTATTCAACAGTAACTAATAAGATATTTGGTGATTACTATTATATAATTGATAATGACTTTGTAAAGGATGATAAGAATATTGATTTGATATTCAGTCCAACACCAAGTATTCCAGTATTAGAATCAAACTTATTTGTACCAGTTGGTATTACAACACAAGTTGTAAATGACTTTGTTATTCCTAAGATTGGTAAGGTTGATAGCAACGATCAATTCGGTGCAACCAATTTCAATATAAGAATTCTTCAAAAGAACTCAGGTAACTTATTACCATTATCAACAGATACTTGGCAATTTGAAGGAAATATCTATAATCAATTTCCGTACCTTGGCATGCTAAATCACCCGTTCTCAGGGGATACAGATATTTCATTTGGTACAGTTAATTATGAATATTATACACTTCCAGATATTACAGATAATAATCTTATCAATAATTATTGGAAAACATATCTTGATCAAATTGCAGATAAAAACAGCAAATTGATTACAGCTTATTTCAAATTAAGTCCAGCTGATATTCAAAATTTCAAATTCTCTGATAGCATATTCGTTGATGGATTAACTTCAGATGGTGGTCATTATTTTATTGTAAATAAGATTGAATATACACTTACAAGCAATATGCCTAGTAAGGTTGAATTAATTAAGGTTAATGATAAAACAGTTATCAAAGGAAGATCAGCAGTTCCATATATTCCATATACAAGACCAAGACAAGTAATAAATCTTGCTGGTGGTTTAAGTCTTTCAACTGGAAGTGTTGCTATTGGTGATAGTGTAACGATATCTCAAATGTCAAGTGGTAGCTTAGCTATTGGTGATAATATACTTATTGATGGAGGTTCTAGAGATAGCTTTGCCATGGGTAGTAGTTTAAGAATTGGTGGTGGAAGTCAAAACTCATTTATAATGGGTAATAATAGTGCTATTAGTGCTAATACAATTAATTCATTTGTATTGGGAAATAATATGACTGGAACAAGTTCAAATACTCTTTATACAAATAATATTGTTCTTTCTAGTTCAAGTACACTTACAATTGGTAATACAGTAATCAGTTCAACAGGAACAACAACTGATCCATGGAAATCAGGAAGTACAGGAACATTTTCAATAAGAGCAAATAATAATACAGCAATTGATGCTATAGGTAACTATGCAGTTGCTGAAGGTAATAATACAACAGCATCAGGATTCACCAGTCATGCTGAAGGTAGTAACTCAACATCACAAGGAAACTATTCACATGCTGAAGGTTTAGGTTCATTATCACTTGGAACTGCAAGTCATGCAGAAGGTAGTACAAATGCTAATGGTGACTTCTCACATGCAGAAGGTAATGCAAGTGTATCAAATGGAGCTAGTTCCCATGCTGAAGGCTCATCAAGTGCAAATGCTGATTATTCTCATTCAGAGAATTTTGGTACAGCTAATGGATTATATTCACATGCTGAAAATAGTTCAATTACATATGGTGATAATTCACATGGTGAAGGAACAGGAACAGCAAGTGGTCAAACATCCCATGCTGAAGGCTATAATACTCTAGCACTTGGAACTGCAAGTCATGCTGAAGGTGGTGATCCAAACTTTGTATTTGCCACACCAACAACAGCAATTGGAGCTGCAAGTCATGCTGAAGGATTTCAAACAACAGCCATAGGAACTTATTCACATAGTGAAGGTGACTCAACTACAGCATCTGGATTCACAGCTCATGCTGAAGGATTTAGTACATCAGCACTTAATGATTATACACATAGTGAAGGTTATTTAACAATAGCTGGTGGATTATATTCACATGCTGAAGGTAATGGAAGTATTGCATCTGGATTGATATCTCATGCTGAAGGTGGTGGTTCAACAGCAATTGGAACTAATTCACATGCTGAAGGTGGTAATTCAATAGCGTCTGGGATTCAAAGTCATAGTGAAGGATCACAAACAACAGCACTAGGTGTTAGTAGTCATTCTGAAGGTGATAATACAACTGCAAAAGGTGACAAAAGTCATGCTGGTGGTCATTCATCCATTGCATCAGGTGATACATCATTCGTTCATGGAAATAATAGTATTGCAATAGGGTCAAGTACAATAGTCCTAGGTGATAATATAACAGGAGCAACTAATAATACGCTTTATAGTAGTAATTTAAATGTTGCATCAAAAACAGTTTTAAGCACAGTAACAGCCACTACTATATCAGCTATTACTGTTACTGCATCAACTAGATTAGATGTTGGTTTGACAGCATTTAATACAATTAACACAGAAAGACTTTTAGTTGATGATGGGGTTGCAGCAACTGCATATTCTAATACTATTGTTGCTAAAGCAAATACTAATAATTATGCTCAATTCAATATTACTAACTCAAATTCAGGTACAAGTGCATCATCAGATATAGTTGCAACTGCTAATAATGGTAATGAAAATATCAATTTTATTGATATGGGGATTAATTCATCTGGTTATACTGATATTGTTGGGATAGCAAATGATGCTTATGTTTATTCAACAGGGAATAATTTATATATTGGAAACGCTACTGCTAGTAAAAATATTCAATTTTTTACTGATGGAACTAATTCTGCTAATACAAGAGTTACTGTTACGTCAGCCTCAACAAGATTTGATGTTCCTATTTTATCTGGTGCTACTGATTTAATGACATATATTAATACTACAATGTCTAGATATACAACATTAGTATTTGGTGGTATATTATTAGGAACAGCTACAGCTGCTGGTACATTTTTAATAACAGGACAACTTAATACAGCTGTTAAAAGTAATACAACAGCAGCTGGAGGTGTCGGTATTGCTTATATTAATATAGTAGCTGCTGATTATCCAGCTATTAATGGTTTAAATCCAAAGTTAAGAATCAGAGCAAGTTTATCAACAAATAACATAGCACCTACTGGTGGTTATACTTTTGGCTTATATCCAGTTAGAGTAACTGGTGGTACAGCAACTAATATTACATTTAGTGCTGGTACCGTTGTATCTGGTAGTCAAACTACTTCGATTATCGCACCAGCAAGTGGAACAACAACAAATGTAGTAGGAAGTGATTTTGCATTACCAACAGATGGTTTATATGTAATTGGATTAGTTACAACAGCAACAACAGCTGCTAACTCAGTAACATCAACAGTCAGTTATTTACAAATGAGATATAATTAATAAATTTGATTTATTCTTCACCGTATAAATCCTTTTTTGTTGAGCAAGATTCACGAATTAGTTTCTCAACAAATTGAAACATCTTGAGACCATTTTGATCACAGTATTTTTTTAATAATTCATGTGTTTTGGTTGTTATCTTTATATTTTTATCCCTTTTCATACCTATTTTCTTATAAGTATGTCAAAAGTATGAAAAAAAACCTACTAATTCTAATATATCTTTTTGATGTAGACCACTTTTGAAAAAACCTTAATATTTATAATAAACAAAACGATAAAGTAAAGAATAATATAAATAAAACAGAAAAATATGGCAACACAAGTATTCGTCAGTCCAGGTGTTTATACATCAGAAAAAGACATAACATTTATCACACGTCAAGTTGGTGTAACAACCCTTGGTTTGGTAGGTGAGACAACTATTGGTCCAGCTTTCCAACCAATCTTCATCAGCAATTACGGTGAATTTCAATCTTTCTTTGGTGGTTTAAATGCAACTAAGGTAAAAGACACTGGTGCTCCATTATATGAGTTACCTTACATCGCAAAATCATACTTATTACAATCAAATCAATTATTTGTAACTAGAGTTCTAGGATTTTCTGGTTATGATGCTGGTTTAGGTTGGGGTGTTACACTTGATGGTGCTTTAGACCCATCAACATCTGCAACTACTGGTAGCTACACTTATAGTGGTGCTACAACTGCAACAACACTTATTAACTATTATATTTCAACAGGTGGTACACTTACATACACATCTAATGATTCATTAGTTCAAACACTTATCAGTAACGGTCAATTAACAACTAGCTTAGCGTTCTTAGCAACTGCTACAACTGGTACTTCTGTTACTATTCCACCAACATTTATCAAAACAGGTAATGTATTCAGTGGTACATCATTTAACTTATATGTTAAAACGATTACTACAGTACTTAGTGCAACAACTGGAACAACAACTGGTATAACAACCACTTATTCTGGTACTGCTTATACTGATGTTGAAAATAAATTGGTTGCTTTACTTCGTTCAAGAGGTACAGTAAACGTATCAACTCAATTACCAGCATTTGAAGTGACTGGTGCTACTGGAGTTCAATTTGATCCAGCTTATACTGCTGCAACATCTAATCCATTGGGTATATTCTCATTGAGTGGAAATTCTACACTACAAGGTCTTTTTGACTATACAGTGTCAATGGATAAAACTCAAAACAATTATTTACCTAAGGTATTAGGTAGAGGTGCTCAAGATGGCAAAACAGCGTTATTCGTTGAAGAAATATTTGATCACATGTTTACAAGTTTAAATGCTGATGGTAAAATCAGAGGTATTAAACAAAGCTTGGTTAATTACAGTACAAAATACTCTGATTATCTAAATCAATATCAACCAGCTGTCACACCTTATGTGGTTTCTGAATTGAGAGGTAATAAAGTATTGAGACTTTTCAGATTCAATACAATCTCTGATGGTAATGCTGCTAACGAACAATTTAAAATTTCAATTGTTAATATCAAACCTGATACAAAAGAATTTGACGTAATAGTAAGATCATTCTATGATACAGATGCACAACCTGTTATCTTAGAAGCTTTCACTCGTTGTACAATGGACCCAACTTCTGCTAATTTCATTGGTAGAAAGATTGGTACGCTTGATGGAGTTTATGTTTCTAAATCTTCTTATGTACTTGTTGAATTGGATGATACTTCTGATACAAGTGATGCATTCCCAGCTGGTTTCGTAGGTTATCCAATTCGTGATTACCAAACAAACAGTAATTCAAGTGTTGTTAATCCTAAGTTAATGTACAAACAAACTTATGGAACATTTGAAAATAAACGTAAATTCTATTTAGGACTTTCAGAAACAGTTGGTATTGATGCTGACTTCTTCGACTACAAAGGTGTGCCAACAACAACTAGCCCAAATATCTGGACTGGTATGACACATGGTTTCCACATGGACGTTGATGCTAGTGGTGTTACAATTGACAATGTAGTAGTTGTTATTGACAACAGTGGTAATACATACAGCCCAATCTTCTTATTTGATACAGGTAATGCTGAATTCAGAACTGAAGCTGGATTATTAAATACTCCTTACGAAAAGATTTATGCTCGTAAATTCACATTTGCACCTTATGGTGGATTTGATGGATGGGATATCTATAATACTAGAAGAACAAATACTGATAACTTCCTTATCAATGGAACTTATGGTGCTGCTGGTTTAACTAGTGGTGCATTCTCAAACAGAACACTTACTAATGGTGATTTGGGTATCAATTCAGATTATTACGCATACTTAGAAGCTATCTGGACATTCAGAAATCCAGAAGCGGTTAACGTTAATGTGTTTGCTACTCCAGGTATCGATAGCTTTGATAACACAAACCTTGTTGAAGCAACCATCGATATGATTGAGCAAGAAAGAGCCGATTCATTATACATCATGACAACTCCAGATACTGATAGTGCTGGTGATGCATTGACTGTTGATGATGTCGTCAATAACTTAAGTGATATGTATGATAGCAATTATTCTTGTACTTACTGGCCTTGGAATCAAATCAATGATGCTGAAAACAATGTATTGATATTTGTTCCACCAACAAGAGATGTTGTAAGAAATATTGCATTGACTGATAATATTGCATTCCCTTGGTATGCTGTTGCTGGTATCCAACGTGGTGATGTAGATGCTATTCAATCTAGAAAAAAATTAACCCTTGCTGAAAGAGATACTCTTTACGAAAACAGAATTAATCCAATCACTACCTTCACATCTGATGGTATCAAAATTTGGGGTAATAAAACTCTTCAAGTTAAAGAAACTGCTCTTAACAGAATCAATGTTAGAAGACTTTTACTACAAGCAAGAAAACTTATTTCTGCTGTATCTATCAGATTGTTATTCGAACAAAACGATACAATCGTTAGAAACCAATTCTTAGCTCTTGTAAATCCAATCTTGGATAACATTAGAACAGAAAGAGGTTTAACAGACTTCCGTGTGGTTCTTTCAAAAGACCCAGAAGATATTGATAGAAATCAATTGACAGGACAAATCTTCTTGAAACCAACAAGAAGCTTAGAGTTCATTCAAGTTGAATTTGTTATCATGCCTACTGGTGCATCATTTGATAATATTTAAATGAGACTATTTTATAAACAACAAAGAGCTTCCAATGGAAGCTTTTTTGTTTTATGCCGATATTTATAGTAAAAACAAGTTATGACTAAAATAAAGATAACAGGAAAACAATATAATACAATTGTATTACATGAACAACAAAGCCGTTTAAATGCTTCTGGTGATCTTATTACTGAATCATTGGACCCAAGTGTTGAATTGTTGGAAGAAGGTTGGAGAGAGGTTGTTTTAGGGGTTGCATTAATGTTAGGTGTTGGTCTTAGTGGTCCAAATAAACTTGCAGCTCAAAATGCTGTTAAAAATGATTCTACAATGGCTCAAATTAAATCTACTTTGGATAGTGAGCTTAAAACAAAAGAATTATCTGCTGCTTTTAAAGAAAAAGGAATGCAAGACCCAGATTCTTTGTTGGCAAAAAATGCCAACAAAGTTATTAGTCAATTTAATGAAATAGCTGCTGATAATAATATCAAATATAGAGTAACAACTAAAGCTGTTGATAACCTAGCAGCTTTAAATACAGCGTTAAAACAAGGTTATGCTTTAAAGCAAACAGATGTTACTACTGATACAACAAAAGCTCCGTTAACAAATAATATTACAACAGTAAGAGATACTATTGAAGTTGAATTGGGAAGTGATAATTTATTTGTTACTGGTGGTTATACACTTAGTACAGCTGGTAGTCAAATCATAACATCCACTCTAGATTCAATCAAAAGTCAAGGCGGTAAAATAATTGGTGCTAACATCGAATCATCAACAGATGCTGAGGTTATTCACAAGTTTCAAAATCAATCGGACCCTACTGGAAATATTAAATTAGCTTCATTAAGAACACAGAGTGTATCTACTCTTTTAACTCAATTAGATTCAGGTGCTGCTATTACACATAGAGAAATTCCTAATAATGGTGCTGATGTAGTTAGTACAAAAGAATTTTCAAATGCTGCATCTAATCCAACTACACTTGATTCATTGAGAGGACAAACAAGTCAATTCCGTTATGTAAAAATTAAAATTGTTGTTGAATTTGAGCAACAAGATACGACCCAAAAACCAAAACCAGAAGAAATCATTAAAAATTACAGATATGAACTAGTTAAGGTTATTGAGACGAAAGGTAAAGCAAGTAAGATACACACAAAGGTACATTTTGCACACAAAAAGTTCACTTGTAAACCACACAAATCTGGAAAATTTGTAGTTGATAAGTGTTCTACTCACTTTTAAAATTCATCACTACATAAAATTTAACTTCGTAGTGGCTTACAAAATTTTTATATTCAATTGTTTTATCACCGATCTTGATTGTATTGGATTTAAACTTGATGTCAGTTGTTATGATATCAAATCCAATTGATTTATAGTCTCCAAGTAAAATTGCTTTGTGTTTAGGTGATTGATCAAACATGTAAATAGCATAAAGCTTAACATATTTAACAACATCCGTATCATTTTCAGGTTCGATATAATCAATACCAAAAACACTTTTCAAAAAACAAATAAATCTGGTTTTTTCGTCATTGGTTGAGGGCAGGGAGCTACCCATCGTTGCAATTTCAGTTGTTACATGTGAGTGACTAAGGCTATCTTGTTTGATGATGACAGCTGTTTGTGTTTTAGACACCTTAGCAAGATCACAAGACCAAACTAATGCTGATTTACCATTAAAGCTTCTGTATTGATTGATAAACCCAAGCATTTCCGTATCTTGAGCGTAGATGCTGGTAGATACTGTGATAAAGAGTGCAATGATTAGGTTTTTCATAACGTTTTTATTACCTAACAAAGGTAAGTAAAAAATATTTAAATACCAAACATTTTAAGAATTTTCTTCTAATATATTGTAAATCATAGTGATAATCTCAGGAATACCATAATTTTTGGCCCATTCACCATCACTTAAATTCAAACTATTAGCCTTTTTAGAATATAATTTATATAGCTTTTTAGCTGTTAATTTGGTTTGAACCTTGTGTTTGATTAGGATATCAAAAACGATACCACATACTTCTTCACCAGAAAAAGTTGTTTTCCAATCCAAAAGTTCAGCGATTTCATCTACTTCACTCTTATATTCCTTTAAAAGCTTTGCTTTTGTAAGTGATAATTTGCCCATTTTACTCTAATAATAACAAAGATACCAAAAAAAACTTAGATAAACAAGTATATTTTCTGTTTCTCCCATATTTATAGGGTGAGAGAGAATATTTCTTAAAAAAAATAATTCTTATGATATTTATTTAGAAATAAGAATACATTTAAAACAAACACAACATGGCTGATTTATTAATGAAAATGCCTTTGCCTTACGAACCTAAGAAAAAGAATCGTTGGCTGATCACTTTCCCAGCGGATTTAGGTATCCAACAATGGTGGTTATCATCTGCATCAAGACCTTCAATCACACAAAACGAAGTTGAAATTCCATTCCTTAACACATCAACATGGGTTATTGGACGTTTCACTTGGGAAGCGATTGATGTTACTTTCCGTGATCCAATTGGTCCATCGGCATCACAAGCAATTATGGAATGGGTTCGTCTTCATTCTGAATCTATCACAGGTCGTCAAGGTTATGCTGCTGGTTACAAACGTCCAGTTGAACTTGAAATGCTTGATCCGACAGGAGTTGTTGTTGAAAAATGGTTACTAGATGGAACTATGTTAACAAACGTTGGTTTTGGTGATTTATCTATGGATGATGATGGTATTGCTGATATTACAGCAACACTAAGATTTGATAGAGCTATACTCTTGTTTTGATCTATCTGGTTATCAAGTAGTTACATTATATTTAACAAAATTGGTTGGTCAAATACTTGACTTATTAAATTCTTTTAGTATACTTGTTTAAATAACATTTATATTAAAAGAATTTTTATTTTATGATAGTTTGTAAAGAATGTAATAGAGAATTTGAATCATTAGATTCATTAAGAAGACATAGAAGACAGAAACATGGGATTAATGCTGAACAAACATATGTTGATTATATATTAGGTGGTATTGAACCTAAGTGTAAATGTGGTTGTGGAGATAAGCCAAAATACTTGGGTATTGATGCTGGATATAATGATTATATGCGTGGACATGCTGCTAGAATAAATAATAATTGGGGGCATAATAAAACAGCACTTGAAAAATCTCATGCAACACAAAAAAGAATGCATGATGAAGGTAACCTTAAAGTATGGAATGATGGATTAACAATTGATGATGAAAGGGTGAGAAAGAATATTGATAAGGTTATGGCTAATCCAAATCGTGGTGCAAATATTTCTAAGAAGTTATTTGGTGTTGAGAAAAGTGATGAGCATAAAGCAAATCTAAGTAAAACAGCTATTATTAGATGGTCTAATAAAGAAGAAAGAGATAAACAAGCTGATAGATTAATTAAACGTTTAATTAAAAATAATTATAGAAATAAGAAAACAAAATTAGAATCCAAATTTGAAGAATTATTAGCAACATTAAATGTTAATTTTAAATATCAACATCAAGTTAGTTCATGTATTTTTGATTACCTAATTTTAGATAAAAATACAGTTATTGAAGTAGATGGTGATTTTCATCATTGTAATCCTAATTCAACACATAGAATTCCTAAATATCCAATCCAATTTAAATCAATCGGTAATGATATTAGGAAAAACCTAATAGCTAAAGATAATAATATGAAACTACTTAGATATTGGGAATCTGATATAAACCAAAGACCAGAATGGGTTATTGAGGAATTAAAACGAGAATTAAATTTGTAAATTAATTATTTTTTTTGTACCTTTGTATAAATAAAAATAATAATTATGAAATTTAAAGAAAGTTTAACTGATATCGATAATTATAGACTTGAACATTTTTACTCTAAAAAAGAAATTGAGGAGAGGTTTGATGGGTTTCCAGAAGAAATTAGAGATATGCTAGATTTAGCTATTTTATTTTCATATCATAATATTTTTCAACAATACAACATTTTTAAAAAAAATAATTATAATATTTGTTATTTTATAGATAGAATTGAAATACATGGGTTAGATAATGAGGATCATTATTCTGAAAATAAACGTAGTAAAATAAATGCTAGTAGAGAAGATGCATACTTTAAAAAGAATAAAGTTATTATGAGATTTCCTTACAAAGCAATAAATATTGATGGGAAAGTTTATAACATTTTACAATTTGAAATGATTGATGATATAGATTCGAAGAAACTTGACGATATAGCTATAGAAACACTTAAGAATAGAGAATCGGTTATTAAACACATTAAAAGTATTAGATTTAAAGATGCGATTAACATCAATAAAATTATTTTTACATGTAACGATTTAATTATAGATACTAAATAAGTCTAGTACCATTTTTCATTACTTTTTTTATTGTGGATTTGGTTTCTGGAGCATTAGCTGTCCAATAAGCAAAATCAGGTAAAATTTCAATTTCTTCCATATTTTTGATATTAACTTCATGACCAATGTTGAAGGTGGCTTTATACTGTTTTTGTCCAAATATAAGTTCACCATTTTCATTTATTGTTTTATAGTTTATTATCCAAGAATTATGATGTTCAAATATATAAAACACATTAAAATATAGTTCTCTAGCTGTTTGTCTGTTTTCATTATTTTTAATATATTTGTTCATATTTCGATTATAAATGTTTTACGTGGTATTTTATACTTTCTTTGAAGAATGGCAATTCGATCTTGAATTGCCAAGTTATTATTTATAGTATTTTTTATCTTTAATTCAGATATAAATTGTTTAGCTAAATCGTTTGATAAATCATATTTGTCTAATCTGTTTAACCCATTCTTTCCAGTAATAGGCAATTGACATAAGAGATCAATAGTGAAATGTAATACATCTATGTTAAAATATGTTTTAATTGTCTTTTTTATTAATTCTACTGAATGATTTTCTGAAATATCAAAAACTCTTTGGAGTTCAAATACAAATACATGTTTAATAATTATTTTATCTTCAAAAGTAACAAAATTACAATTACTGTCTGAATTATAGTATTCACGATAACAAGACCAACCTAAATTATTTAGTATGTATTTGATAATAATATCATCCATTTAGTGGTATAATAAACAAAATAGTAATAAAATTAATCCTATACTCATCATAATTTCATTTATCTTTTTTAAAGATTTATCCCATACTCCTACGAACAGGTTAGAACATCCTCCAAAAAATAACCCTAATCCTATTAAAATCATATAAAACATGTACAAATATACATATAATTTTATCATTTAACAAGTTTTTTAACGATTTAAGGTTAAAATACTATTTAAAGGGTTTATTTATGTCGAGAGGCATTTATAAACCCTTTTATTTTTACCAATAAGTCGTTATATTTAGTGGTATTTACAAAAAAACTTATTCACCTATATTTATTTAAAGCTATAACAAAAATTCAAACGTTTTAAAATGGATAAAAAACCTAGTGTGTTTCCAACACAAGAACAAATGGCAAATGCAAATGAACAAGCTAAGATATTAGCTTATGAGGCTGAAAAAAAAGTCGTAACAAATGAAGTTTATACTAATGCTATTGCACCAGATGATACACCAAATGGTCATATAGATGCTGTAACAATGATGAAGAGACGAACAGAAGATCAAATGAAACAACGTGATGAAACTGGTGTTGTTCAAGACCCTTCATTAGCTGAAACACCAAAATCAGGTTATAACGTAAATGAAATGTATCAAAAATCAGAAGATCAAATGAGACTTCGTGATGAACAATTAGAAAAGAATAGGTCTCAAATTCAGAATTATCAAAAACAAGCTGAGAATGCAACAATTAGAAAAAATGATTATTCAAATTCAAACCAAAATATGCAACAAAATAACAACATGAACAATAATGTTCCACCAACACAACCTCCATCAAATAATGGATTGGGAAATAACTATGGTCAAAATCCATCAAATATTAATCCTTATATTATCGAGTTGAGTCAACCAAATTACAATTCTCCATTTGATGTGATTCCATTACCTTCAGAAGGTAAGTTATATCCAAATAAAAGAGCGAATGTTAGAGTCTCTTTTATGACAACAGCTGATGAAAATATCTTAACAAGTCCTAATTTATTACAAAGTGGTGAATTCTTAGAAATTCTTATGAATAGAAAAATGCTTGAGCCAGATTTAAGATATAAAAATCTACATGTTGGTGATAGAAATGCTATTATGATTTGGTTAAGAGCTACTGGTTATGGTGAAATGTATCCAGTTACATTATTGGATGAAAAAGGTGTGCCTTTTGAAACTGAAGTGAATCTTAATGAACTTAAAACAAAAAATCTAGGTGCTGAACCAGATCAAGAAGGATTATTCGATTTTAAATTTTCATTATCAAAAGCTAGTGTGAAATTTAAGCTTTTAACATGTGGTGATGTTGATGATATTGAAAAGATGATTGAAAAAGAAAAAGCAGATGGTGTTCCAGTCAATAATTCAACAACATATACGATGGAAAAAACAATTATTGAAGTGAATGGGACCAGAGATAGAAATGTCATCAGAGAATTTGCGAATTCAATAAGAATTCGTGATGCTAAAGACTTTACCAATTATATTGAGAAGATCGAAAGCGGAATTGACTTGAATATCGAGGTAAGGACTCCTGGAGGTGGGTCCGTAAAAACCTTTCTTCCACTTAACGTCAAGTTTTTTTGGCCTAACTTCTAGTTATAAAGCTTCCTTATTGGAAGAGGTTCATATTTGTACACAACACCTAAAAGGGTTTACTCATAGTGATGTTATGGCTCTTCCTGTATATGAAAGACGCTTTCATTTGAGTTTATTAATGAAATCTAAACAACAAGAGCAAGAACATATTGAAAAGCAACAAGAGAAAACCAAATCAAATAATAGTAAGGGGAATCGCCAATCAAGGGTTAGTGGAGATGCATTGAAGAATAGGATGAAGAGGGGTGATTTATAATTTATTTTTTTTAATATCTCGATTAATTTTACTACATAATGGTTGGAGGTTAGAATAGTGATTTAATTGAATTATATTTTCCTCTGTTTTTGCAGTAGACAATGGAATATAATGGTCAATATCCCAACCATAATTCAATTCACCATTATATTTGCCCTTATTATCCCAATTCATCCAAGGCTGGAACTGGTTTTCTAAATGTAATTTAAATTCCTCGAATGAACATCCAAGTATTTGTTCAGTTTTTAATGTTTTATTTTTATTAGCTCTTTTAAATGATTGACTAATACTTGATCTGATATTAGTTGTTAATTTATAAAGCGGATCATTTTTAAATTTATTCTTTCGATATGTGCGTATTTTTATTTTAGTCATTGACTTATTAAAACATTTTTTATAAGATATTTTACGTTTTTCTGGATTTAAAGTAGCCCAATTTTTAGCATATTTCTTTGCTTTATCTGGATTATTTTCATGCCAATTTTTAATTTGTTCTTTAACCTTATCTTTATTAGCATCACGATATTTCTTTCGATTTATACGTTTAGCTTCATTTCGTTCTTCTTCAGTTTTATATTTAGGTGTTCTCATAACATCATTTCATTTATTAATCCTTTATCCTTTAAATCTTTATATATCAAATATTCAATATATTTGGACTTGTTTGATTCTAAATCAGTAATAATTTTGGATAATTCTGGGTTGATTCTGATGCTTAACTTGATCTTAAGCATTTCTGGTTTTAATCTATTTCTACTCATAATATCAATATACTAATAAATATCATTTTGTACAGCAAAAGTCGGACAAAAATAATTAATTTACTTAAAAACAGCAGTTCTTATATTTATAAGAAAGATTTCAATGAAAAAGTTAGTCCTAAATGAACAACAGTTTAATAGATTAAAAACCTATATTAATGAGACAAAATTTCCTAATGTAATTAATAAATTACAAGTTGGAGATGTGGTTAAAATTGATTTCAAAAATTCAACCAATACCTTCAAAATTGTCAAAGTATTTCAAGGACAGGTCCAAATGGATAATATCGATGCTGGAAGTACTAATATTAATTATCGATTTTTCTTAACCTATAATTCTTTAGAAGGTAATGGTCTAGAATTGAGAAGGGTTCATAAGATAAAAGAAAAAGACAAATTAGGTGATATTAAATTATGGAAACCAATAAATATTTCAGGTATAAAAAACATTGAAGTAATTAGAAATGGTAAAGTAATTGATAAAGTTGATGAACCTAAACCAATCGATCCTAATGATCAAGGTAAAAATAAAGATAATCAAGTATTCATTGATGAGATCAATAATAATTTGGGTATTATCCTAAATCAGCTTAACGAAGATAAAGGACTTAAACTTAATATGTCCAATAAAGAAGAATTAATGTTTTGTTGTTTATCAAGAAGCCAAGGTTTATTTACACTAGAATTAACAAGTGAAACTAAGATTGCTGAATTGAAGAAATGGGATTCTTTTATCATGTCAATACAAGGAACACCAGATGCAATAAATGATGATCAACCAAATAAACAAGAAGAAAATCTTTTTGAATTGAATAAGGATATTGTGAAGACAAGTGATGGTGGACGAACATTCAATTTATTGGTTAAAGCAAATGCTGGTGATAAAACATCTAAGATTTGGATTAATGGTATCATGGGTGTTTCAGCAACACCAAGTTGTAAATCAACTGAAGAACATGAAAAAGAAGATGAAACACAAGACATGGAAGGATTAAAAGCTGAAGGAAAAAAAGCTTTGGATTACATATTGAGTGATCAAAATTTAAAAGATGCTTTTTTTCAACAACCAAGTCTTTGGAATTTATTTATTGCTGAATTAAAAGGAAAAGAAGCAACAGGAAAAGGTATTGGACCAACACTTGAAATTATCAATGCTTATACAAGAAAGAAAAATACTGAAAAATTAGAAGCTGAATTTAACGAAGATAAAGAGATTAGAATAAAACCAATTGATAATATAAGCATTTCTTATAATAAGGATAATAAAAAATTAAACTACACTTTTGATGCGTTGAATAATGAAGGTTACGAGGTGATTGTTAATAAACAAGAATTAGGTGAGAACGTTTCATTATCAAGTAAGAATAAAGATCAATCAGTGCAATATAGAATTGAATTGCTTAAGCGTTTGAGCAAGATTGAGGATGGATTTATTTGTAATATAATTTTAATTGTAAAAAAAGGAACTAAGGTAACTAAATTCGAAAAAGAACATGTTAAATTCAAAATACTAAGAAAGGAATCTCCAGGTTATCGACCAATACAACCAAAACCTGAAGAGAAAAAGCCTACTCAAACAACAGAACCAAAGAAATAAATTGATCAATGACTAACAAGGAAATAAGAGAAGCAATAGAACTTTTAAAAGAACAAGCTAAACAGCAAGCTGCTGTTACTTCTAGTCTTGAAGGATATCTTAATGGTTTAAAGCAAGCTAAAGCAATCAATGAAACAATAGCTAGTAATATAAAGATTGAAGCTAAGGTTAGGGATAAGATAGCAGCTGCAAGAGCTAAAGGTGATGTGGTAGAAGAAAAGAATCAAAATGATATCTTAATAATTCTACAAAAACAAACAAAAGAATTAGAAGCACAAGGTAAGGCATTAGATGATAATCTTAAATCAGCTAATAAAACCAATATGGTTATGGCCAAGGTTGGTGCTACCATGCTTAAAACACTATCCAGTCTTCCTGATTTAATTGAACAAGGATACGGAAAGATAAAGGGTCTTGGTTTATTTGAAATGGATAAGTCCATGAAAAAGACTGCTCTTACAATGGGTATATTATCCAAACAGAGTATTGGATTTACTAGTGGTATGAGAGATGGAGCAAAATATTCAACTCAACTAGGTATTAGTCTTGAGGATTTGACTAAGATGCAAGGTGATTATTCAGATGAATTAGGTCGAAATGTTATTTTATCACAAGATGGACTTAAAGCTGTTACGCAAATAGCAGCAGCAACTGGCTTGGGTTCTGATGGAACAGCTAAAATGGTAGCTGATATGGATCAACAAGGACTATCGGCTAAAAACACACGTGATTATCTTGATCAAGCAGTTACTGATTCACATAAAATGGGGCTTAATTCATCTAAGGTTATTAAAAATATATCTGGTAATATGAAGTTGCTTAACAGTTATAACTTTAAGGGTGGTATTAAAGGATTAGCTAAGATGGCTGAAACTGTAAGTAAATTAGGTATTGATATGCAATTTGCTACTGGGTTTGCTGATAAGTTATGGGATGTTGAAGGTGCAGTTAATATGTCTGCTCAATTGCAAGTATTGGGTGGTGAATGGGCTAAGATGGCTGATCCATTCCATTTGATGTATATGGCTCGTAATGATATGGAAGGGTTAACTGAGGAGATTGGTAATGCTGCTGCTGCATCAGCTAAATTTGCTAAGGATGGAAGTATTCAAATGTCAACAATGGAAATGTCTAGGTTGAAACAAGTTGCTGAACAAACAGGTATTGCATATGATGATTTAGTCACTGCTGGTAAAAATGCATTTAAACTTAAAGAGATTAAGAGTCAAATATCTTTTAATATGAGTGATGAAGAAAAAGAATTTATTGCAAATACTGCTACATTTGATAAAAACGGGACAGCATCTATAATAGTAGATGGTAAACCTAAGTTCTTAAAACAATTAACACAAATGGATTATAAAACTCTTCAAACACAGATGAATGAGAAAAAATCCATGGAAGAACAAGCACAAGCAGCTATCAATTTTGATGATGCTTTGACCAATACTATTAATATGTTTAAAGTATTATTATTACCATTAATAGATTCAATTAATACTGGTTTATTACCTAAAATAAAAGGACTTGTGAAAAAATTCACAGATGGAAAATGGGGTGAGAAGATTGAAAAATTTGCTGGAATGGTTGGTGATTGGATTTCAAAATTTGCTGGTATATTGATTGATAATCCATTAGCAACAGCAATTGGTTATTTAGCAACTAAAGGTTTAGGTTGGATGATGGAAAAAGCTGGTTGGGTAATGAATGGATTAGCATTAGCTCAAGGATTTAATATAGGTACATTAGGTGGTGGAACGGGAAGTGCCATTGCAATGATGGCTAAGCAATTCGCTGGTATAGCTGGTCCATTAATTGGTGTAGCCGCTGGAACTTATTTAGGTATCTCAACAGGTGCTAGTATTTCTAAAAGTCTTGGTAATCAAGACACAAAAGAAGGAGATACTACTGGTATGATTGGTGGAATACTTGGTGGTGGACTTGGTTGGGCTGGTGCAACTGCTTTAGCACCAGAAACAGGTGGTTTATCTTATATTGTACCAATAGCTGGTGCTCTTGGTGGATCATTTTTAGGTGGAACAGCTGGTAAGGTTATTGGTGATGAAATGTATGGTGATAAAGTAAATGATGGTATATCACCAAGTCTTGTTGATCAAATCAATCAACAAGGAGGAACAAAAAGAAGTATATTAGCTCAAGGTATGATTAGACCAATTGATGATGCTGATAGCTTCTTAACAACTAAAAACACTGGTCCAGTTGCTAAAGCAGTATCTAATTCACAGAGTAATGTTATCAAACATGAATTTGGTGATTTAAATATTAATGGTCAATTAACGGTAACAACTCCAGGTGGAGGTAGTATTTCAGTTGATTTGTTGAAAGACCCTCAATTTATAAGACAAATAACCAAATTGATTCAAGTTGAAAGTAAGACAGTTCAAAATCAAGTACAGAAACCATAAATTATTTGGTTGATAATCAGTTTGATACAAAGTATTTGTAGAGATGACTTGACATTGTGGTTAAAAAACCGTAATTTTGCATTATAAAAATATTATCTATTTCTAATATAAATGTTTTAAATAAGAATATAATAAAAGTTATAAATAATTCCATTTAAATTTTGCTAGAAATTATGTCTTTATAAGACCTTTAATAACCCTTTACTATAGAAAGAATCTATTTATTCTGAGTCTTGAGAATGCTTATCTCAAGGTCTGCATCAGATGAATATGATTCTTTTTATTTTTAACTTATTTTCATATAAAATACTTGATCTTTATTTTTAAGTAAAATTGATTATCTTAATATTTATTAATAAATAAGATAATGGCATTTTATAATACTTCGTCACCAACACCAAGTACAAAGAACAATATCAACGATATTGCAGTTTCTTATGGTATTAGAGATTTTCTTTTAAATAAGAATTTATTACCAGTTTATCCTACCATATCAACTTCATTAAATGGTAGTCCTAGAATTGGTGAACCAGTATTAGATACATCCATCAACTCAAATGCAAATACAATACCATTTGGTTTACCATTGGAGACAGAAGGGTTATTACGTTATGATACAGCCATTCTTCAAAATAGATTTAAGAATACTGATCCAAATTCACCTTCATTATTAACTGTTGATAATATTACAACAACACAAGGTCCATTCGGGAATACTCAATTTCCACAAGGTATTGATTCATATCCAACTTCTTCAAATGAAGATGTCTTCAATTATGGTTTAATGGGTAAAACAGTTACTGCTAATTATAGAAAAGATGCAACACTAAGAAATTTATATTTATCAACTGATAGTCAAGTTGACGTAGCTGATTGGATTTCATTACAACCTCCAGGATTCAATCAACAAATAAATGGATATCTAGATACATATGGTACATTAAATATTGGTGATAGTGGAAGCATTCAAGCATCAAATGTTATTGGTAGTATTTTAAATGGTCAAGGCTTAGGTGTATCTCAAGGTGGTGTTGTACCAAATTTTGATATTAGAGCAAGTCTAGCTGGTAGAGTATTAGGAGCAACAGGATTGATTAATGATACAAAATTAGGATTAATAGGTGGTCAACAATTAGCATTGGCATTGGCAAATAATGCTGCATTCAATGTTGAACAAGATATTTTAGGGTCTTTAAATGTTCAAGATAATTTATTGAGCTTGGTTAAAAATGGTACACTTGCTGGATTCAGACCAAACTATAAAATTACTGTTCCTTCAAGTAATGGTGGACGAGTAGCTGATTATACAGCAAGAATACTTGGATTTACATTACCTAAGAGTTATTTGAATGATGCTGGCTCTATCTTTTTATCTGAAAGTGATTCTTCAAATATTGAACGTGCAAATAGCATGATTTTAAATACTGGTAAAGGGCAAGTAACTGCTTTGATTGCCAATATGTTTGCTAATATAAATGGTACAACTGTACATGATAATCCAGAAACTTCACATTTTAGAAGTGGATACGCTCCAGGTTTTAAGAACAATAAAGGTGAAAAAGCAATCAATCCAAATGTCTATGCTTTCAGTGATGCTGATGGTATAATTTATAACTTCATAACAACTGGATTAGGACCAATACCAGAAATAAGTTATAATCGATCTGCAATGATTGATAAATATGGCTTTAAAGATTTCTCAAGTCAATTTTTAGAAAGCTTTAGTGAATCAAATATAAAAACACCAACATTTTCTTGGGGAACCAATCTAGGTGGTAATGTAAATTCAATTCCAGACTATCAACCATTTGTTGGTGATAGAAAAACTCTATTGGCAAAAACTCAATTATTATTCAACACTAATGGAATGTTGAATATAGTGACCGCTAAAGGCGATATGAGCGTTTCTGAGGCCAGTCAAATACAAACGGCAGTAGTTGGTCTAGGAATCTCTAAAGGTAGCGCAGTGATGTCTAAAAACAGTTTTAGTGAGGATGGACACTGGGGTTCTGTATTTAAAACAGCTGATGAAACATATTGCAGAAGTTGGACAACAAGAGATAGATATGATCAAGTATCTAAATTAGTTAGAAATAAAGGTTTAGATGAAGTATACCCATACAGACATCAATTTTATGGTGAATCAGTGTTGGATGATAATGGATTTGTGAAAGTATCCCCATATTCAACTGATGCAGTTGATGATCCTAAGAAATATATGTTATCATTGGAAAATTTAGCTTGGTTTGATAAGGTTAATGATTTAATACCATGTGAACAAGGTCCAGGAGATTTGATATCAGGAAAAAGAGGTAGAATCATGTGGTTCCCTCCTTATAACATTCAATTCAGTGAAACATCAACACCAAATTGGGAATCTAATAATTTTATTGGTAGAGGTGAGCCAGTATACACATATAACAATACAGAAAGAGGTGGAAATTTATCTTTTCAAATAATTGTTGATCATCCTAGTTATGTTAATTCATTTAAAGGTAGCAATGGACCTGATGATCATTATGTTGCTTCATTCTTTGCTGGTTGTATAGACCCATCACAAAGATTTGTTGATAAATTAACCGTATCTGAAATTAGTGAAATTGTTTCTAAAAATATAACACAGACACAAACAAAAACCCTAGTTCCTGAAACGCCACCAGATGCATTTGATTTTTATTATGCAAATGATTCATTTGATATGGATATTATTTTTTCTGACGGATATGAAAGTGGATTAAGTGGTTCAACGCCTTCAGATAAAATTGATTATGATGTCTATACATCTGGTTTTAGTATTGGTTCTTTTGTTGGTGGTGTAACAAGTCAATCATCTTGGACTGATAATGAAAATTATGGTTTAAATGGTTGGAAAAATCCAACAACAATTGATGGAACTAGTTATAGTGGTATAACTGATCCAGCATATATTTCAGCTCTAGCAACATATTTAGATACTAAGTGTCCACACTGTGTTGTTAATGTTACTTCATATGCTAGTCCACAAGGTAATGCTAGTTATAATGAAATTTTAGCTAATAGTAGAACTGAAAGTATGGTAACATATTTGAAAGCTAATTTATATTCTGGAAAGGATGATAATTATAAGAATTCAAGAATTAAAGCAAGAACAAATATTGCATTAACATCTAGCGAGAGTAGTTGTGTTGTTGATGGACCAGTTGATACTATTTCATGTAAGACAGATAGAAGAACAAATGTCGAATTTATTTTCGACAATCAATTAGCTGCTAGTGAAATAACACCAGACCCTGTAACCCCACCAGCAAATAATAATATTACTGTAAATACAAGTATCACAAACAGATTTTATAGTGAATGCGATTATTTTGAAAAATTAAATCAAACTGATAATTTTATCTTTGATAAATTCAGAGAAAAAATAAAATACTTTCACCCTGCTTTCCATTCTACTACACCAGAAGGATTGAATTCAAGACTTACTTTCTTGCAACAATGTACTAGACAAGGACCAACACTTGAAACACAAGGTGCGAATAATCTAGCATTTGGTAGACCACCAGTTTGTATATTACGAATTGGAGATTTTTATAATACAAAAATAATCATTGATAGTCTTTCAATTGATTATGAACCATTGGTTTGGGACCTTAACCCAGAAGGCGTTGGTGTTCAACCAATGATAGCTAATGTAACTATTTCATTTAAATTTATTGGTGGATCAACACTTGCTGGTCCGATAAATAAATTACAAAATGCGCTTTCATTTAATTATTATGCAAATACACATGTTTATGATGCTAGAGCTGATTATATTGCAAAATCAAATGGCTCTGGATATTCAATCAAGAATCTGATCAATGATGATTATGATGGTAATGTAAATGCTTTTGCTTTTGGCAAATTATCAGATAGCAATACTATTGCAAATAATACTCCATCACAAGATCAAGTTGCATCTAATGACAATACAACATCTAGTGAGGGTTCACAGACACAGGCACCTAGTGCAAGCGAAAACGATGTTGATCGAATATCATTAGCTGTAGCTGAAAGAATGGTAAATGGTGATATAAATTTGAGATTTACAATTGATGGAAGTACATCATTATCAAAAGAAGCTGATTTTAGAGCTTATATTACTGATAATATCACAAATAATGAACTTGGTATTGGTACTCTTAATCAAGTTGATTTAGCACAGAACTTAAATTTTAATGTTGGTGCATTAGGATTAATTGATGATAAACAATATTTCATTACAGCTAAATTTGGCTCTATACCTAAGACAATATCATTTAATTATACTAATACTCAATAATCATGGCTACTTATTATAAAACATGTAAAAAATGTGGTTTAGAAAAAGAAATATCTAATTTTAATATCAGAAAGGTATCAAAGGATGGGTATAGAAATGAATGTAAATCATGTTCTAAATTATATAATATTGACAAAAATAAAGCAAAAGAAACAAATAAAACTTGGAGAAAAAATAACTTAGATAAACTAAAAAAAGATTATAATAAATTTTTAGAATTAAACAAAGATTATCAAAAAAATTATGCTAGTATAAATAGAGATAAAATAAATATTAGAAATAAAAAACGAAGAGATAATAATCCTAATTTTAAAGTGAAAGAAAATGTAAGAACATTAATTAAAAATTCATTAAAATACAAAGGCATTAAGAAAAACCAAAAAAGTGTTGAAATTCTAGGTTGTTCAACAGATGAATTTAAACAACATTTAGAATCTAAATTTGAATCATGGATGAATTGGAGTAATTATGGTAACCCAAAGGATGGCATACTTGAAACTAATAAGACATGGGATATTGACCACATTATTCCACTCTCAACAGCTGAAACAGATGATGATATAATTAAATTGAATCATTATACTAATTTACAGCCATTATGTAGTTATAAAAACAGAATAACAAAAAGAATTAATTTCATACAAAATGCCGAGCTATTTCGATAGATATAAAACTTTCAAGGAAAATGGGGAAATAAAACCACTTCCAGGAATAACAATTCCAGAGTTATCGGGTGATAAACAAGCAATCTATAAAAAAGGATTGACTAGACTTGACAAACTAAGCAATCAATATTATAATAACCCATATAGTGGTTGGCTCATTCTATTAGCTAATCCAGAATTTGGTGGGTTGGAATTCAATATACCAGATATGACATCATTAAGAATACCCTTTCCTTTTGATAGTGCTATTTCAAGGTATATTTCTGAAATTACTAACCATAAATTATTATATGGTCAATAATTTTTAAACTATTTAGTTTTTCTATAATTTTGATATATTTATTAGTGTATAGTATTTATATACTATTTTAATATTATGTTAAAAGCTATAAAAATAAGATTGTATCCATCAAAAGAACAAGAAGAATACATTAGTAGACTTGTTGGTTCATGTCGATTTGTTTATAATAATTTATTAGCTTATAAAATAGAGAAATATAACACTAATAAAGAAACAGTTTCATTTAGTGAATTAGGTAAAAAATTAGTTCATCTAAAACTAGAGAATGAATGGTTAAAAGAATCTCATTCTAAAGTTTTACAACAATCACTAATTAACCTAGAGTCAGCATATAAATCATTTTTTAAAAATGGTTGTGGTTTTCCAAAGTTTAAAACTAAACATGGTAATCAAACATGTAGGTTTCCAGTTGATGCAATTGGTGGAATATATGGTAATCGAATAAATATAATTAGACAACTTAAAAACATTCATTTTAAATGTTCAAAAAAAGATGAAATTTTTTTGAACAAAAATAGATTTTTGATAAAATCAGGTACATTAACAAAAAATAAAAGTGGAGAAGTTTATTTTAGTATACTTATAGATAGAGAAAATGATAAAACTTTATTAAATATTAATGAAGTTATTGGTATTGATCTAGGTATTAAAGATTTTATCGTTGATAGTAATGGCAAAAAATATGAAAACATTAAAATTAGACGAAATAATGAAAAGAAATTAAAAAAGCTACATCATAAAATATCTAATAAAAATAAAGGTGGAAAAAACAGAGAAAAAGCTAGAATAAAACTTGCTAAATTTTATAATAGGTTAAATAATATAAAAGAAAATTACCTTCATAATATTTCAAATACATTACTGAACGAAAATCAAGTGATTGTAATAGAAACATTGAGTATTAGTAATATGATGAAAAATAATAATCTGGCAAAAAGTATTCAAGAATTATCATTATTTAGATTTAAGCAGATACTTAAATATAAAGCAATTTGGTACGATAGAGATATAATAGAAATAAATCAATGGTTTCCATCATCTAAATTGTGTAACGTTTGTAATATTAAAAATACTAATCTAAAATTATCTGATAGAATATGGAAATGTGAAAAATGTGGTACAACACATGATAGAGATTTTAATGCTGCTATTAATATTAGAAATGAAGGTAAACGAATAATAGAAATAAAATAGGGTTGGATTCACCCAAATTTAAGCCTTTGGAGAAACATAATTGTTTTGATGAATTAGGAAAAAAATGTATGAAAATACGGAATCATATAACAGAAGTACAAAATCACAAATTACTATATGGACAATAATAATAATGGAATTGGATGTCGTTCAAATAAAACAGTCTTGGTTGATCCAAATGCTTTTGATGGACAGAGTTCTATTTCCAATATTTCAGTACCACTTGAAGATTTAACAATCTCAGTTGAATTAAGTACTAGTAAAAAAGCTAGAACTGTTTTGACAACTGAAGGCAATGGAAATAATATTGGTGAGAGTAGTAATGCAGTAAGGGTTAATTTTATTGAAGGAACAGAAATAAATGGTAAAAAATTTCTTACTAGTAAATTTACTGATTTGAC